CTCGGACGTGTTCTTAATTGTTTCTGCTTTCCAGTTCTCATCACGTCCAGGCACCTGTGACCAGTGTACCTCATGCCAGGTATATCCATTCCTATCATTAACAGCATCAGTCCACAACTTATAGAAGTGGTTCATACCCTGTGGGGTAGAGATGATTATGACCTTCGTTGATTTACCAGAAGTAATAGTAGGATAAACAGAGGCAAAGAAGGACTCTGCAATATGGTTTGGAACGAACGCAAACTCATCGAGGAAGATGATGTTAAACGACATACCTCGGACAGCAGACGCAGATGTAGAAGCTGCCAATATCTTACTGCCATTTTCCAACTCCATACTACCTTTGTTCCAGGAAATAACTCCCTGTTGAATCCACTTCGGTAGATTCTCGTATGCTGTTTGTAATCTACCAAGTAGATCACGAGCAGTAGCTGCTTTGTTAGCGAGGATACCGATGTTTACGCTGTCATTGAATAGCGCATAATGCAACAAATACGAAACCACCGTCGTAGACTTTCCAGTCTGTCTAGGTAGCTTCGCAATGTTAAATCTGCTTCTATGAAATTTTTTAATTAACTCCTCTTGGAAGTCCCACATTTTAAATGGCACCAGACCTTCATCAAGTGAAACGATCTGCACATAGTTTTTAGTAAAGTATACAGGATCTTTCTGACACTTTAAATACTCTTCAATTTGTTTCTTGGTGAAGTCTTGCTTGACGTTTGCTTTTTTTAGTAGCGGATTACCAAGATAAATCTGATCGGATGCCATAAAATATTAGTTCACCACTACTATTTATAGGTCTTTGAAATCATCTCGCATTTGTTCCATGATTCCTTTCTTTGCTGCGATAGCACCATCGATGTATCCAGTACGACGTTCCCACGTCTGACCACCCTCAATTCCTTTTGATGGGTTGATGCATGTTTCGTCACCCAATTTGTTGCAAACTAATCCAGCAAGATCTAGTTCACTACTATCATAAGATGCGGCTGTACCACTAAACATGTGTTTGCCGTTAATCCAAATAGCACCACATTTAGGACATTCTTTTCTCTCAAGTTTGAGATCCGACAGTTCCTTATCGTTGGTCATCTTTTAATTCCTTTATGAGTTTATTGTAATCAGGTAGATCCTTTATCAGTTGTTGTTCTAGTTTACGTCTCATCATAAACATTCTAAATTTAATCCACTGATACCTAATTACGAGATCAATGAAAGCGAAGAGACGCATCGTCTCTTCCATACCTGCATATGCTACAAGTAGAATAAAACAGGTGACTAATACATATACGCCAATCATTTTATTACACTCTGATACAAAGTATTATAGGACTATGTAGGAAAAAATTGTGTAAAGAATACTAACAATTTATATATTTGTTAGGGTTCCATGTGATCTTCTTATTTCTCGTAGTGCTTCTAGATTCATATCTTTAGTGCCACCATCATATGGATGAGCATACCCTTCAGCAATCATCTGCTCATTCAACGATACTTCTGCATCTCCAATATATAACCAACCAAGAAGGCGACCGTACTTACCCATACCGCCAACCAATTCAGTTCTGACAGAGAGTTCATCGTCACCAGCAATTGCTCCTTCTAGTTTTTCTTTCATCCAGTTGGTAGCATCTAGTCCCAGAGCTTTCTCCTCAAGGTTTCTAGTTCTTTTCTCTGGCGTATCAACTCCAGCAACTCTAACTCTTTCTTTCTTGTATAGATCAAACCCGAGGTCGATAGTAACATCAATAGTATCACCATCAAGGACACGGTTGATCTCCGTCACTCGGAAGTTGTAGCAGCTCTTCCTGCTTGGTGGTGTTAGTGCTCCCATCTTCGAGTTCTGCGAATGCTTGATTTAGTATGTATATAACTACAAACAATGCCATTGCAACAGCAAGGATTACACAGATAATTACTGACCACACAGGGTCGTTAGCATTATCTAGAGGTCTTAATAATAAATTCATCTCATACTATCTGCACTAGGAACTAGTTGATAAGCCATCTTATCTCTCAACATGTTAATACGATCTACATCATACTGCTTAAAGTTTCCTCGCTTCTCAACTTTCTTGTAGTAGTGTAATGCGTTAAGGATGATTGCATAGTCATCCATATCTAATTCAAAATTCATGGGTTCCTCGGATCGATTCCTAAATTTTTTAAATACTCTACCCACCAATCTTGATCTTTAATATATCTCCAGTTGGGAACAGGTTTTCCTTGCTCCACGACATAGTGTTGATAAAGCACATCATCTATAGTCTGTGCGATCTCCATATTCTTCTTCCTTCTCATCAACGTCTGCATATGCATCTGCCACGAAGGGTCCTCTCTTTCGTAAAGGTTCTTTTCTGACATAAGAGTTTTCTGTGTTAACTGCAGTTACCCACACAGCTAGTTTCATTACTATAAAAATTAAAACCAGCGGTGTAAAACAACCGATTAAAATTACTGGATTCATTTATGCTTCCTCGTAAAAGGTTCCCAGTGTTGCCAGCTATATTTATGAACTGCCCACATACCAATAATGGGGACGAAGACTAGGCACCACGCCATTAGTCCACATCCCCATGGGTTATTTAATACTGTTCCGCAGAACCTAGCAAATTGTAACATCAGTCGAAAAGCGATAGTATAAAAAGAAATACTCCAAACAGACAAACAATCCCTGTTAAAAACAATGGGAAGTAATCAACTGGGGTAAGCATTACCCAACCCCCATACAACGAATAGTGCTATAAAACTGAATATAAAAAATCCTGTTGCTCTTACGTTAGAAACTTTTCCCATGGATCCTCATTGTGAAGGCACGATTTGGGGTGTACCCAATTACTATTTACTTCTTCTAGCATCATCTTAAGGTGCTTATTTTCGAGTTTCAACATATAGATCTCATGTCTTAACTTTTTAATCAGATTCATAACGGTTCTTCCATAACTCCAAGAAATATCGATCGACTTCATACAAGTCCCATCGACTAGGTGCAATAGTATCTATGTCTTGAGACCATGACATACATATATCTCGCATCTCCATCGTAATAAGATCTGGCCGAAACATTCTGCCAAAGGAAGACATGGCAAACGCATACCTCATTCTAATGCGCTGTTCCATTTCCTCCGTAGGCGTCAGTTTCATAATAGTTATTCTCACCTTTTCTGTGCCCGAAATATGCGGTGGCACATATAAAGGGTAGTGATCCGAAAAGTAGGACATGTGCTAGGGTCATTTTTACTCTACGTGAATTACGCCAGTCATACCTGCACCCTGGTGAGGACCACAGAAGAACTCATAGTCTCCTACATCAGCAAATACAACGTCTTGTGTTTCTCCAGGAGCAAACAGTAGTGCTTCTCTAGAAAGATCTGCACGACCTTCTACAATAATATTGTGAGGAGGTAGAGCTTCGTTGATAAAATGAACTGTGTCACCTGCAGAGATTGTGATCTCATTAGGTTCAAATACTAGGTTGCCACCAGCACCCATTGCTACATCGACTGCCCATGTTGGGGCAGCAAAAAATAGCACAATCAAAATTGCGATAAAAAATTTCATTTTGCTACAGAATGTTGTTCTTGATAAGTTTTAAGTTTTTCAATCAACTCGTGGTATTCATCCCACATGTATTCCGAACCTGTCCTGTCTTGATAGACTTGACATGCTTTGATTAAGCGGTGTACATCGGTCTCGTTAAGCCGCATGATATTCTCAAAACTCATAGTATAATTATAGGTTAAGTAATAGATATTCCTTTATTTTAACATACTTTTAACAAGTATGTCAGCAATTCCAAGCACGCAATGATTTTGATAGACGATCATCACCTGTATTGTTTGATTTCTTCTGTCTCTTCCTCATGCCTTTCATTCTAGCGCAGAAGGATGCCCGCCTGGGATTTCCAACCTTTTTGCTTGGTGCTTTAAGGTCAGATCCTGGATTTTCCTTTTCATAAGACTTTCGTCCTTTTTCATTGAGTCCTCCTGACTTTTTCTTTCCTGACTTTTTAGTCCAAGCTGCTCCTTCGAGCACTGCTTCTTCAAAGTTTTTGACGGCGTATTTGTCCCAGTATTCAACTCCGAATCGACAGACTGCTCTAGTCTCCCACTTTTCACATCCAGGGCAGTAACGTTTTTCTGCTGCTTCGGTGATGTCAATACGTAGTTGTTTAAAGGACTTCATATTTATTCAGACTCTTCTTGTTTATTTATTTGCTTGAGCATTTTTTGCAGATCAGCTGTACTACCAACAAATAAATTGTTTGTAGTCTTTGTATTCACAGAGTTTTTTGTAGGAGCATCAAGATCTTTCATCTTCTTCTGTAGATCAATCAGTTTGTCTGTGGTGTCTGCTACCTGCTTCATGGCGTTCACAGCGACTTCATACGCTCTTGGGTGCCCTGACTCCTGCGCGACCTCTAACGCCCCGTTGAACGCCTCCTGACCCTTGTCTATGAGGTTGTACAATTGTGCTCTGGTGTAATCATAATCTTTATCCTGGTGATCCTGCTCTTGTTTCTTGGGAACAGGCTTGGATGGTTGTGATTGTTCGATTGCATTCTCTTCGTTCTCGACTTCGATATCAAAGATGTCTTCCATGTTCTTTTCAAATTCTTTCATAGCAATTCAATTCCTTCATTAAATCCAAAGTCATCGGTACTGATAACAAGTGCATCGTCAGCAGCATCGATTACACCATCAGCATTTTTATCCTCCAATGCTTTAGGTGCATATGTAAGTTTTGTATTTCTGTTGTCTGGAGATTCGTTCTTGTCTCCAATTGATTCGTATACAATTGCTTTCTTGATAACACCTGCTTTGGTGAATGGACCGTAGATATAAGATCTAGCTGTAAAGTTGAGAGTCCATACAATACTTCTTCTGTCTAGGAAGTCTCCATCCCATTCATCTTCGTAGTTGATATTATTTAAATTAATAGCAACGTCTTTCTTTTCTCCCATGTCAGGGATCATGTTCAGTGTGATATTAAAGTTAGGCTGGAAGTATGGTAGTATCTGTTCAAGAATTTGCAGACCATCATCTTGAGACTTGGCAATGATACCAAGTTCAAACTCTATGTTATAAGGTACTGGTACGTATTGTACAGAAAGAGCTTCTCCATCCGAATCAATAGTCTTCTTGAGACGTTGGGTAGGAGCAATTTTTCTAGTAGTGTCGTATGTGATATTAGTCATATCAAAATACAGACGAGGTACAGTAATTGCTACTTTATTAGTAACGTCTGCATTCTGTTCTAGTCTTGTTAGAAATTTTTGTTTGGGACCGTAAGCAAGAGGAACTTTTTCTGCCTCCAATACTTCTCCCGTAGAAGGATCTTTCTTTCTAATTTCAATATTATTGAATAGTGTACCGAAACCGATTACTGTTTTTCTAATCGCTTCGTTATAAAAATGTGGTCCTAACATCAGAATTCACCAGTAACGTTGCCATACTCTCCGAATGGATTCACTTCAGTAAAATCAAGTAAATCATTACCTGTAGTCTCAATGTATTTATTGTCGGCGTACTGGACGTTTTCTAGTGTTAGATTGTCTACTGTAACGCTGTCTTGTACAGTACCACTCTCCGCTCCAGTGATAGTTTCACCAGGAGTAAAGTTACCATTTCTATTGATAAGTTTAAGTTCGTGGTTGTCTCTATCCCAGAACGATACTTCTGCAGTAGTTCCTGTAGTTCCTCCAGTTACAGTCTCGCCCAATGAATAATGAGTTGTTGCATCAGTATCCATGGCAAGAGTAATTGAAGGAGCAAGGATCTCTTCGATAACATCAATCTCTTCGATGCCTGTCTCGAACTCATCATTACCAAGTTCGTAGATCTCTGCAGTCATTGTATAAATGTAGTTCTGACCTAGCTGGTAGAATGGTGCTTCTCTTTCTACAAACTTAATCTCGTATAGATCTTGAGTAAGTGGTAGATAGATAAGGTCTCCTTCATTAGGTCTACCATCAACAGTTGTGACATCAGCAAACTCTTGGAATACCTGACTCCACCTGTTCTGTGATACCACCATTGTAATTTCATCGGTGATGCGTAGACCAAACTTACTAATGAATTCAGATGGTGATCCAAATCCCTCAACATTAATCAGTAGCATCTCGATCATGTATTGAGTAGTAAACTCGGAATACAATACATCATTCAGTGCAATATCTTTAATCATCTTCCGAGGAAGATAGTAGACATCACTACCAAACAGTTTGATCTGCTCATCAATTAAACTTTGAATGAGTGATTGTTCGCTGTTAACACCACCGTGTTGAGGAAAGTAAATACTTTTCATCCGATCATATCCATTGGAGGTAGTTCATAGTAAGAAGAACTCTTCTCCATAAGAACATCTATTTCTTTTTGAGCATCTTCAAACAGCTGCCTACCATTGAGTGATACACCACCAGGTAGCTGTACGTTGTTAAACTTGATTAGGTTCTGTCCCCACTGTCTCTTAATCAGTGCAGTTAGATATTGCTTGACAAAACTATCGTTATATACTTGAGTAAAAGTTTCTGGATTAAGATAACGTTGACAATCAATCAACAAATAATTACCTTCAACCATTCTTGCTTTATCAATATCAAGATACAACCTGTCTGATCTTTGATTGAATCTATACTGAACCAATGATCCAGTCTGGACAATCATGTCAAGTGTCTCAAAGTATTGCTTGAGCATATAGTAATTTGACATATCAAAATTACCAAAAGCAAATCCTGATGAGAACGAAAAGATGTCCATCAGGAAGTATTGGTTATTCATGCCAAAGAGATTGTTTCTCGCAAAGTTAGATGAGATACCCATCACTTTGGAGATGCCAACTATATGTTCTGGAATTTCAATAAAGTTTTTTCTAGTTGCCCAGGTAGATGCATCAGGAGCTGGTGTTGATGAAATTTCATCAGCTGCATCAAAACGTGCTACATCGTCTGCTGTAATCTCATGCTTGAGATACATTTGTTCAACGCCATCAAAATGACGCTCTCTATAGTATTGGAAAGCATCATCGATCAAGTCATCCAGTTGATCATCATCTACGTTAATTTCAAGAACTGGATGACCGAGACGCCTCAAACAATAATCTTTGAGTTCTTGTCTACTTGAGGGTTCTGCCATTAGTTACTCCTTATGCCTGTGCTTCAGACCAGCGAATGTTGATCGTAGCATTAACTGCGCTACCAGACGTTAGATAAGCGTTGATTGCTAGCACGTCTGGACCGTTGGGGAATGTACCTCTACCACCAATAGGAGTGTTAGTAAGTTCCTTCAGTTCTGATAGATCGATGTTGTCTCTAGATCCAGGTGCTGCAGTGAATGCAAAGACCTGCTCTCCAGGAGTTGCTGCACCAGTTAGAGGTGCGAACACATAGGTAGAAGATCCTGCAGAACCAGCTCTAGTTCTGTCAGAGAACTGAATCCAGGTTGTGCTACTATTTCTTCTAAAAATGTTAGCAACAGTAGTTCCTCCTCTCAAGTCACCACCAGTTACCTCAAAACCAATCTGTACACCACCGATGTCTGATGTATTAAAGAAGACATAGTTGGAATTGTAGTTTTGTGTGCCAGCGTTTGATGCTGAAACTGGAGCGATACCACCAACAAAAGTAATATCACCACCAGATGCAATCTGTGCAAACGATGGTTGTCCACCAGAACCACCTGTATTCAGACCTGCCCAGGTAACATCGTTTGGATCGGTTGGATAGTTTTTAGGATTGAGAACACCCTCAATAATGATACCTTGTGAACTTGATCCACCCTGTGCAGTAATCTCAATGTTCTTGAGTAGCAGCTGTGCTCGGTTGATTAGTTCTCTCTCACCTAGGTCACCAGTGATAGCATTAGAAACACTAGGCGATAGTCTAATCAAGAAGATTGTAGACTTGGTAGTTGTAAGTTCAACTTCTTTTTCCTGATAGTTGAATAGGTATCCACGGTCCTCATCAAATCCACCATCAGTCAGGAATGCAGAACCCCAGTGATTAATCTGTGGTGTTGCTGTGTTTGATAGTAGAATAACACCAGTGTTTTCTGCATGTTGTGCAGCACTACCTGCTTTATATGTTCTTTGAGAACCTGCAGCAAAGTTAGTGTAATTTGCAGATCTAGTAAGACCCGTCAAAAGATTCAAACTTCTGTTGGTGTATCTTACAATTTCATTATTGATCAGTAGCGTTCCGTTGTTGGGGAACAATGATCCATCTTTAAGAGTAATGGTATCAAGTTCTGCTTGAGCCAATTGATTTGCTAGTCTACCTTTAGCACCTTCGTTGATAACCTCATAGCGAACAGGTAGGTTACCAGAACGCATAAATGCTTCGTTGTTTCTGTTGTTGTTCTTAAGTCTATGACAGAAAACAAAGTTACCAGATGGACCTCTGAACATCCAATCAATGAATCCAGCACCATACCAGGTGAATTGGAATCCGATCATCTGCATCCTGTTGATTTGAATATCAAATCCAGACTTACCAGTTCCATCGCATCTATCAATGTTCCACTGATTTTGTGGAATAATAATTTCTTTAGTCAGTGCTGCCTTAACATTAGTTGCATTAGAGACGCCTCTAAAGTCTGGATTCATGAACAGTCTAGAGTTGTTATCAATTTTTGTGATAACGTGAGACATACCACGAATGACAATTCGATCACCAACAGATAACTGTTCGGTGAACTTGGTGTTAGTTCCATTAAGTTCGTTAGAGTCTGATGTTGCTGTTACTGTACCAGCAATTTGGAATGTAGAAGATCTCAATCCAACAGCAAGGTTAGATCCATCATACTGGAAGAAGATACCATTCTGATCGTCAAATGCACCAGCACGAACAGTAGCACCCTGCCATCTATACAGAGCAACAACTGGTTGATCACCAAATGCTGCTGATGTAGCTGCTAGGTTATTCTGTGCAAGAACAGTAAATGTAATTTCATCAATGACTGACGCTACAGTGTAGTGGTCATTGTATCCTGCTGTAGTCAAACCAGTCAACTGAACTTCGGCACCAACCTGTAGACCGTGATTGAGGTCATCAGTAACACAAGTAATGATACTACCGATTGTAGTGCCGTCAGCATCTACACTTCTTAAATCATAAGAAGGTGCAAACAAAGCACCAGTGGTATACATGATACCTTTACCAGACTGATATCTGATATACTTCTTGGATTGACGAACAGCTTGTGCGCCGTGTGCAGGAGATCCAGTTCCTAGTTGAACACCACCATCAAATGGTCTGTGTGTATAGAATGAATCAGTTCTTGGATATACAGAACCAGTCATACCGCTAGGTGTAACAGTACCAGTTGTTCTTGCTGTATAAGTAAAGTTGTCTAGACCAGGTACTTCATCTACAAAGAATGGTCCAGATGCTAGATCATGACCAGGCGAACTTGACGTAATTGATACCAGAATCGTATTGCCAGGTACTAGACCATGGTTAGTTGCAAACTGTACATTAATCTTTGCAATAGCAGAGTATGTAATTGTGGTTCCATTTCCTACAATACTTGTAACAGGAGCACTCAAAGACACTGCTTTAAAGAATGCAATTGTATCTCCAGCAACTGGAGTACCAGTTGCTGTAACTTCTAAAATAGTTCCTGCAATATCAACGTTACTGACGGTGATCGTCATGTCATTTGTAGTTGGAGCACCACCTAGAGAAGCACCAGAAATTGAGAATTGATATCCAATTTTATATCCAGTACCACCAGTAGTAATTTCTGGAGCATAACTTCCTGAAGAAATTCTTGGTGTAAACGTTGCATCAAATGAAGTTGGGTTGGCGGCAAAGTTTAGATATGTTTGGTTGCCATCCCAAGGTGTGCCAGCAAGAGTGATGCCAGTAATACCGCCTTGTGCGTCAACTGTTTGAATCGTAATGGTTAGATCATTGACTCCAGTTGTTCCACCAAGAACATCACCATTAATAGTGATAGTATCGTTGTTGGCATAGTTCTGACCAGGGTTGCCAATAGTAACATTATATGCAGGTGTAGTGCTGCTAGCAGCATTGGGGGTTACATTATTTGTAACCATTGTTTGTGTATCAGCTGGATTGCCACCAATATCTTCTGTAAGAACAGAAAGTGTAAATGCAGTTCCTGCAGACAATGCAGTAATATCTAAACTACCACTAGTTGATCCACTAGACGCATAAACAACCGTAGAAGCATTGACTAAACTGATTAATGCATTTCTAACTGCTGTAGTGGTATCACCTGATAAAGCTGTGTATGTAAAGTCTGTAGTACCATTAAGAGTAATCTTGAATGTATCACCAACTTCGACTGTACCGCCAACAATTACCTCATCTATCTGTGCAGTATTCTGACCAGCACCAATCCTTTCGATTTGGAAATTAGCGTTGATGCCAGATGCAGATGTGGTAGACTGTACAACGCCATTGTATGTTTGACTGGAAGGAACCGCAATACCAGTGACATTAAATGAATCAATCTCTCCATTAGCACCAACACCAGTGATGTGAATGGTAAGATCATTTAATGGAGATGTGCCTCCAAGTGCATTACCATAAATGACCAGATCTTCGTTTACAGCAAATCCAATACCTGCTCTTGTTTGTGTATTAGATGGAGTACCTGAAAAAGTGAGAGATGTGATGACGCCAGCGGCATCGACACTAGCAATAGTAATCGTAAGATCGTTAGTAGTATCATCACCACCTAGTGAAGAACCAGGAATGACAATTGTTTCTGTAGCAGAATATCCACTACCACCATTAGCAGGGAATACATTTTGGTATGAAGGAGATGGTCCACCAATTCTTTCTACTGTAAATGATGCATTTGATCCTAGACCAGAATATGCACCAGTGGTTACATTATTATAAAAATTTTGTGGGTTTATAATTACATTGCTATATGCACCGTTTGTTCTTGTGATATCAAAAGATGCACCACTACCATTACCGAAGTTAAGACCTCCAGCTGGGATTGGTTGAGATACAAAACTGTTGCCAGTCTTGCTTACAGTATATGGAGAAGATAGAGTAACTACATTACCTAAAATGTTAGTAACAAAAACTGTTTCGCCATTACCATTGTCTAGACCAGAACCAACCTCAATATTTGCAGTATCATTGAAAGTGATTTCGGATACTGGAGCAGTAAATGAATCAGTAATGTTTAGTGTTGCATCAGTATCAATAACAGCAGTTACCTGGGTGCCTGTTGCAATGCCTGTGCCGCCAAGAGGAGCACCAATAGGTGGTAATACAGAATTTGCTGATACACCAAGTTTGGTAGCACCTTGAGCAGCAGAACCTCTAGTTGCAAAGTTACCGCTAGCACCCTGTGTTACTACACTAAACGTTGGGCTTGTACCGATTGCAGCACCAGTATAGAAACCAGCTTGCTTCAAAATTGTGAATGAAGATTTCAGTGCAGTAGCAGGTGATGTACCTACTTTTGCTTTTGCATAATAAGTAAATTGTGTTGCAGATGGAACAGAGTCGATAATAAACGAACCTTCTGCTTTAGCAAAACCTGGAACAGAATCATCGAGACCTTTGATGGAGACAGGATCTCCAACAACCAAGCCATGGTCTAGAGTTGTATCAATAGTAATTTTAGAAGGACCAATTGAACCAGAACCAGAAGATGCATCAGTTGTTACAGATTCAAGACTAATGTCGGAACCAGGAACTTCATAGATCGAAGGATAACCACGCAGCAAGTCAAGAGACTGCCACTTGGTTGGTTGGATGCCGTACTCAAAGTCAGCGTCAAGCATCGATTGAGGTGTTGCCATCCTCATACGTTCGATAGCATCAGTACCGAAGTCGTATGGTCTAGTTTTCTGCTCTTCTGCTTCGACAAAAATTAGAATTTTGTCAGATGCAAAATGTGAAGAGGTATCATACAAAAATGTAATGGTAGTTACACCATTAGATAATGTATTACTGTATGGGAAATCAACATCAGATCCATCTGTTGTTGATGTAAATTCAACGTTGATTGGTAGTGATGGATCACTAAAATTATATAAGAAAATGTTTTTAGTAGCATTACTAATGATCAAAATTTGATCAACATCTACCTTGTCAAGAATCTTTAGCGTACCTGCACCAGCAATACCTGGGGAGAATACATAGTCTCTAATTTGTCTTTTTGCCATTTATAAACTCCGTATTATCCTAGTGCGATAGAGAATGCTACAACTTTACTATCAACGTACTTGCGGTTTGCAGCGTCCGTTGCGGCAGCAGGATCTGCCAGATTCGTTACTTTATTATTTAGAAGATTCAAATCACCTCCGAATCCTCCTGCTACAGTTAATTGTCCCTGCATATTAATGTCACCTGTAGCTCCATCAAGAACTACTTTATTAGATCCAGCAACAATATCACCACTGGTTGCAATTGTGTTTGCTGTTAGAAGACCTGGGGTAGAAATGTTACCTGTTGATTGTGCTATGGATACAGATCCAACAGCAACATCACCTTTCACTGTCAGATTGGCTGGTACAGCATCAGTACCAATCGTAACTTCTTTCTCTGCATTCAGAGTTTCTTTGAGTGTTGCTGTCTGCCTTACTTCTAAAGTGTCTTGCAGAATTGCTGCACCACCAACAGTTAACTGACCACCAATTGTGAAGTCAGTATCAACTACACTGTAGTTAAATTTTGCATAAACTGAAATAGAAACATCTGGGTTATCAGAGTATGCTATGATACTTTGATCACCTCTTACCTTGATATCTTTTCTTTGATAAGAAACTCTTGGTAATAGATCTTGATTGTACTCAATGTATTGGTCTGAAGTAACCGTAGGTGCAACACTAGAATCAACAATAGCAATTCTAAATCTTGCGTTGCTAGAACTTTGGTTAGCAACAAACAAACTCAATAGAGCTTCTTCGCCTGTTGGTACAGAGTAGATTGTTTTATTTGTTTTTACAGGATTTAGCATTGCTGCTGCTACAAATCCAGTATCAGTTGGGTCAGTTTTAATCTGACCGTGCAAGACAAACGTAGTGCTCGCACATGTTGACCAGACAACTAGAGTCTGATTGTTACCATAGTAGATCGTGTCACTTTCATAACTTTCACCTTCACCAATTTCATAATCATAGAGAATATAATTTTCTGGATTGAAGTCAAGAACTCCACCAGTGGATACACCGATCCTAACCCTAACAGGATAAGGGTCTTTATGTGTAATGACAAGTTTACCCTCTACGACCTTGCCTGCGTCTGCAGTGTGTAATGCGACTCTCGTTTTTAGGGGTGTTACAAGAGACGCTAAATATCCAAAGGTGGGATTAGACATCTGGTTGTCGCTATAGTCCTTCTGTGTTATACTTATTTATACCTGTCTACAATACTATGCCTAAACTGATTACTGGGTGCAATGGATTTATTGGCAAGAAGTTTGCAGAAAAACATAAACCATTTATCGGTGTAGAAGATTATAATGCATGGGCAATGCTTGAGAACTTTCGTGGGTGGGGAGACATTGATGAAATTATTCACATGGGAGCTATCTCATCTACAACATGCACTGATGAAGAAAGACTTAATTGCTTCAACGTAGAGTTTTCTATTAGATTATTTGAGATTGCTATCGAGTATGGCATCCCAGTTAAGTACGCTTCATCTGCTTCTGTGTATGGTAACAAGCATGATGGTAGTATGGATCCTCTTAATCTGTATGCAAAGTCAAAGGTAGCTGTAGATCTATGGGTGTCTGAAAATATTAAAAGGTTTGATCTTATTCAAGGATTTAGATTCTTCAATGTGTATGGTTTAGGCGAAGAACATAAAGGTAATCAACGCAGCCCAATCAGTAAATTCACAGAGCAAGCAGTGCAGAACGGTGTGATTGAAATCTTTGAGGGATCGGAAAAGATGTTCCGAGACTTTGTATGGGTAGATGATATTGTAGATATTGTAGATAACAATGGAGAAGAGTCTGGTATCTACGATCTTGGATCTGGTAGATGTTATTCATTCCGACAGGTAGCAGAAATTATCGCAAAAAAATTCGGGGCAGAGATCAAAGAGATCCCCTTCCCCGAACATTTGAAGGACAAGTATCAATACAATACTGTTGCTAATTTTAAATGGGAGAACAAAGAGTTCATCTCAATTGAGACGTACATCAGTCACCTTTCACTACTCGATAAGAATCAGAATCAAAGTGTGTTGTAGAGAACTCATACATCTCTGTCTCTTCTAGACCTAACATCTGATGACGCAATAACCTGGGGACTTCAAATTTGTCTCCAGGTTTTAATATTACTGTGTCTGCGTCAGTAAAGTCATCCTCATATCCATATACTAGTTGTATCTTTCCAGAGTGGATATAGAATGTTTCTTCTTTTAACTCATGATAGTGCCAAGAACATTTCTTTCCTGGCTCAAAGAATAAAAGTTTTCCACAGTATTTGTCATTATTGACAATCCACTTTTCATATCCCCAACCTTTAGGTACGTGTTTAAAAGAAGTCATTAGAGTTAATTCCTTTATCATCAATAAAATAATCAGCGTGTGGTTTTCCTAGTATCAAATCATGATACTTACATCCCCAAGTATTTAATTGTTCTCTGGTTAGGTCTGTTAAAAGTCGAGATGCTTTCCATGCAGCATCAGGATCTCCATCAAACCTACCCATTCCTCTGGCGGTAAAGTATACGATTGTATGACCTTCATCATACAGCTTATTTATTTTATCAATTCTAGTATGCCAAGGTTGGGCATCTTCATAGTTTCTACCCACGGTTGGTGTGCAGATAGTGTTATCAATATCAACAACGTATTTCATTTACATCATCTTGAGATAGGACATAGGTGCCGAAATGAGTGACGGCAATTGCAGCTGCTTTATTTGCATAGGGAATAGCACGATCAATAGTTCCTAAAAGCAAATAAAAATGAACTAATGTTGCTAGAAATGTATCACCAGCACCTGCTACATCAAATACAGGTACATTAACACCAGGGAAAGACATACCATCATAAGTACATCCTTGTGATCCTTTGGTTACAATTAGATTGGGATAATCTCCTTCTAATTTCTGTGCTTCTCGATCATTAATTTTGATATAACATTTTTCAGGTAGCTTGGTCTTTTTGCTATCTATAAAAATAGGACCTTTAAACCAATCTACCAGTTCTTGAATCTTTTCTTCGGAGAGGAATCCTTTGTTGTAGTCAGAGATGACCATAACATCAAATTTTTCTTCTGGTAATTCCCATCCAAAATCTTCTGCTGTATCATTTTCATCTAACCGCATGATCTGTTGGTTAGACTTGGAGTCTACATATCGAGTCTTTGTGATAGGAGACTCATGGGTCATCATATAAACCTCATCACCAAAAGACATCAGGTTCTCTCTGACGTTATAAGCCATGCCTTTGGCAGTCTCTACCCGATCGTATACCATGACTGGTACTGGTGCTTCAGGACTGATTCTGGTGACTGTACCATACACATACTTGTCGGTACAGGTATCACCGATAAGGAGTACCTTGAATTGTTTGGGTTGTGGAGAATTCTCCTTGTCGATCAAAAAACCGAACTGATTTTGCATAGTGTGAACCTACTACTTCTTTTCCTTTCCAGTCGGAACCGACCACCATTGTATCAGGTTTGATCGATTCCAGCAACTCCTCTAGTTCTTGTTTGGTATCAAACACATGAACCACATCAACATATCTTATTGCATCTAGCATCAACCGTCTATCAGATTGCGAAAAAATAGGTCTCTCGGGACCTTTCATTTCTGCTACCTTCCTGTCGGAATCAATAGCAACAATGAGGTAGTCTCCGAAAGACCTAGCGTACTTTAGAAGTTCGATGTGTCCTGGGTGGAGCACATCAAAACATCCGTTTACGAAAGATATTTTCATTCGTTTGGTACATGAACAAGCTTCTGAATTTCTGGAAGATACATCCATTCAATATCACTATTATTCAAAGTGTTGACTGCATCTTCGATTGTCTCAACCAGCGGGTCTCCACCAAGATTAAAAGAAGTGTTAAACAGAATAGGTACACCCGCAATCTTATCGAATGCATCAATGAGATTGTAGTAGTGTTCATTCTGTTCTGGAGTAACTGTCTGGATTCTGCAAGTGTTATCAACGTGGATAACAGAAGGAATCTTTTCTTCTACACCATCATGACACTTGACTGCATACATCATGTGAGGTGTCTCATCACGACCTGCTAGATCAAACCAGTCATGAACTGCTTCTTTCTTAATGGAGCAAGCAAATGGTCGGAACCATTCACGGTGCTTGACTGCATTAACATGATCTTTACCATCTTTGACAGTAGGATCAAACAGAATAGATCTGTTGCCAAGTGCTCGTGGACCTCCTTCAGAACGACCCTGGTAGATGGTTACGATAGTACCTTCACGAATTAGTTTAGCAACATCATCATATGAAGTGTCGGTAACTTCCAGACCTTCTAGGTCTGCCATATAACCAGTAGGATCATATTGAGGACCATAGTAAACAGACTCTTGCTTACTAGGTTTTTCAGTTTCCTTCAGCTTGTTGTAGACATATTTCGCTCCACCAATAGAAGTACCACCGTCATGTGAGATAGGCTCACAGTAGATATTGAGATCAGGAAACTCCTTCCAATACTTGTAGTTTGCAACGCAGTTGAGACCGTAACCGCCACAAATTACAATGTTCTTTTCACCAGTTAACTCATGTGCTTTTTTAATTAACTGAACCATACGATCGGAAGTTTGTTCCTGAATCTTGTAAGCGAGATCCTTTTGAACATCTGTATACTCACCTTGAACATGATTTTTAACGTCCTCTTTAAGAATATCATAACGAGAAACATTAAGCATTGCTGCGTTGGGATAAGTAGGGATGATCAGATTTCGATTACCCCACTCGCCATTGAAGAATGATGGTAGGTCTTCATTAGGTTTGCCGTATGGAGCAAGACCCATGAGCTTACCTGCCTCAATGGCGGGGAATCCACAATATTGTGTTACTGCTTCATACATTTTAGTATGACCAGGGTACTCGGTAACGAAGATATTATCTTCTGGTTCCGACATACCAATTGATTGTTTTGTGCCTACATGCTTGTAGACAGTATCAAAATCACCAGGATATGATGCATTGAAAATAGTTTCAAACTCATAGCAAGTGTCTTGAATATCTCCAATCTGTAGGAAACTACCAGCACCATCAGCAATTACACAAGCAGCAGTTTCAAACCCAGAGTTATAGAAACCACATGCAGCATGCATCTCGTGGTGGACGGTATCGATTTCATGAGTTTGGAACTCAAATTTTTTCCTAGCTAGTTTTCTTGCCCATCCTTTATATGCATCTTCACCAGACCAATCAAGGACTGGACCATGACGGTGAGTGTGGCAAATTACTAGATGATCAATATGATCTACATAATCAAATACTTTTTGTATACCAAGTAGAGGAGATCCATCATACTTAAATCTAGATAGTCTCTCTTCTTCTAGATAAAATACTACCTTACCGTCAACCAATAAAGTTGTACTTCCGTTGTGACCACGGGCAACCGAAACAATAACAGACATTATAACCTCAATTAATTTTTACATTTTGAGAGAATCCTTTCTTACTAGGTTCTAGTGAGGGGATCTTTACTCCATTTGATGCAGCTTCCAATTCAATTGGACCCATGCCTTGCTGCTTTGGCGCTGATACTGGTGCGTCTGGTGGACAAGTCGGGCATCCTCCTTGAGGACCACCATAAGATTCTGGTAAAACAATATCCATATCTGGTTTGGTGTAATACCTGTTCATCATTTTATCAACAGACTTCATGATGACTTCTTCGACTTTATCATTCATTGCCATGATGCCGTCATTCACTCGTGCAGATTCTTCATCGGGACATACACGAATAGGGTCATACAATCTCAACCCTTCACCCATATCAAGAACATCTACTTTCTCATGGTCTGGATATGAAACGTTGACACCAAAAGTAGATCCCATAACAGCAACTACAGGTGTTCCTACAGAATATGCAATATGCTGACCAACTGAATCACATCCTAGAAATAGATCTGCTTCTTTAATAATGCCCGCCCATCCTCGTAGAGGAACATTTTGTCCAGCAGGAAAAGAAACAGTATCTCTCAATCCTTCTTTCTCGAAGTCAAATCCAAACTCTGACATCAAAATTACAGAATACTTTTTCTGCAAACGTTTGAGAATGGAAACAACATTTTTAAACTCAAAACTTCTTCCAGAAGAATCGGTAATGATATTCCCAGCAGTCTGAACTCCTCTACCAAAAGGTTGGAATACAACTGTTTTTTTCTTGTTTGTTTTTTGCCTTACTTCTGCAACAATAAACTTTCCATTTACTTGTTCGTCTTTGGAAAGTTTGATAGTTGGCTTGGGTAATTCTCTTACACCTTTCCCATTGATCTCAATATCAAATGCTTGGGATAGATTACATTTTTGATTGTAGTATTCCCAAACCCTGTATGGTTCAGGTGTTTTAACATCTGTACTAATTAGTTTATCTCGAAAGATATTCTTGTGCCAGTGGTCATACACTTTGCCGTAAAGTGTTGGATGACCTTTGAAGAAGTCTGTACCTCCTTCACAGATAATTAGGAAATCCTCGTCGGGATGTTCCTCTTGATATTTCTCAAATGCAGGTATTGAACAAAGCACACGTCCAGCACCACCATTGACAAAAAATGATTTAGGTCTCATAATCAGTTGCTAATGATTTATATACTTTATTTAGGTGAGGTCTCCAGGGGGGTTTTGCGAACATAAAAAAAGAGGGTCCGAAGACCCTCTGATTATACCACAAAACTAATCAGACAGCGCCGTCAGTTTTTGCGTCATCCAAACGATTATCAGGATCTACGTTGTAGTCGTAATCTTCAATCAATTCTCCCAAGGGGTTTTCGGGGAATGGAATCATGAATGGTTCGACACCAGCAAAATCGGTGTAGAGATTTTCCATTGCAGCGATCCATGCATCAGCAGCTGCGATCTGATCAGCAGTCATATTACCTTTGATCTCTGCATAGAACACCTTATTGCCTTCGAGAGCAGCGTCTCTTGCTTCCTTATGGAACTCTTCAGTCATCCAAGGCTTGAACCAAGGGAAAGGAGTAACCCAGGAATCATTTGCGAGATCATACATGATCTCTTCTACTGCGTAAGTATGGTTTGGTTGCTGGGGATCGGGACGCTCGTAATATACTTCACCAGCTCTTGCATGACCAGCAGGGAATGCGTATTCTTTCTGTGGATAACCAGCTGCTTTGCCAGTATCTTGTCCAATTAGAATTGATGCTAGTAGAAGATCTGTTCCGTCTGTATTAGGACGAAGAAGAACTGCTTTCTGATCTAGACCTGCACGTACATTAGCCTGCTCTGCGTCCTTTGTAGGATTTGTAGTAGCAATGAACGATTGTTGTCCTTGAAGAGCACCTGTCTCACCATTTACAAAAACCCAGAGAAACTCTGGACCTTTGTAGGTGAATTCTGCCGTAAGACCAAGATCACTAGTTTGCTTGGTGTACTCGTCAGGCAAGTTATAAGTTAGTGGTTTTGAAATGTTCGCCATGGTAGTAATCTCTTATTTAATCCTTGGTTTTCTTTGCTGTATTATTTATAAACTATTGAATCAATATCCGCGTTCGGATTGTCTGTATGAAATGCGAATCATACCAGGGCTTCCATGCTGACCACGGCAGCATCCGCCACCACAAACCCATGCAGAAGCACCGCCAACGCCAGGAACATAGTTTCTTTCGGTGTAACCTCCACCCCAACCAAGTTGAGCTGTTGCCCAGTGATTGAGACAATATCCACATCCAGTATTAGCACACTGTGTACCAGGCAACCAACCACCTTTACCATTAACTAGACCGCCTGGATAAGGAATGTGTTGCTTGTTCCAGCAGTGATTGTCTTGACACCACATTGTACCAGCACCTGGATTGCCGTATGCACCGCCACTAGCACCATAATAAGAAGCGCAAGGACCATTACAGCATACGTTACATAGCGTACCCCAAGTACAGCAACACATGTAGCAGCAAGAGCAACCTCCATATCCACCGTCTGCACAGAAATTGGATAGACCGTATCCAATAATAGAAGTTTTGTTACCTGGCTGACCACAAGCAGGACCCTGCCTTGATCTACCACCCTGACCAATGTCCAAAGCATAGGAACAGCCAGTAACTACGTCAGAACCAGATAGTACCTTGTATGCATAAGCACCAGAAGAACCAGGTACGCCACGAGTACAGCAACAACCATCGCCGCCGCCACCACCAGCACCCCAAATCTCAAAAATGATTTGGTCGGTATTGGCAGGAACTTTCCAATCAGGATAGTCATAGTAACTATAGTTACTCGTCCAATCATCACAAGTAGCACCACACTGTGCCGTGATGTACATTGTTCGCATTCCTTGACTAGGATATGCTGGTAGTTTAGTTGTAGCATCGGACGATGCTAAACCTTTGATTGAGTCAGTTGTTACAATCCCGAGCAGATCGCGTAAATTTGAGTTAGGCATCGGTACTTTTCCTTGTTATATGCTATTTAGATATTAGTTACAGAAGTGGTATGCACAGTCACGATTGACTCCCATCCAGCAAGAACAATAGGTAATTTTAATCAATCCACCATGTCCTCTGTGTCCATAACAGCAACCACCACCACAAGATGTTGATGAAGGACCACCTACACCAGGTAGTGTAGCATTGCATCCAGAACCAAACGCCCATGGGGTAGTTCCTTGACAGAAAGTGCCATCATTAATGCAAGCATTTCCTTTAACGTTGGAAATCATGTGACCACCTTCGTTATCAAACAAACGGGGTGGGTAAGCCAATCCCATTTTCGCCCAGCAGTTGCTGGATGTATTGTACGTTCTGAAAAATCCTGGATGTCCTTTAATGTTCTCATCACCGCCATAGGCGTTAGGACCATCAGTAGCAGGATCGTATCCACCACAACCTGTCCAGTAAACTCTATCTTGGCATCTGAAATTAGTATCCCAGTATGCATAACAGCAAGTCTTGCCAGGTAGTCCACCGTCTGCACAGAAGTTAGAACCAATAGCAGATTGTGCGGCACTATTTTTACCACAAATGTAAGACTTACAACCTTGAATACCAACACAACACTGTGAGCAGCAAGTAGGTTCTGCAACTTTCAAGAAGAAGCACCATCCACCCATGTCACCATAACCATCTGCACTAGTGATAGTTTTTCTGGTATAAGCACCTGATCCACCAGGCATACCCTGTTGACAGCAGCAAGCGCCACCACCAGATCCACCACCGCCCCACATCTCAAAAGTAAGCTGTGTAGTACCGCAAGGTACACACCAATACTCTTGACAGTAACCACGATAATTGTTATCGCAATTTAAATTACAGTAAGGTGCAAAGTTATAAACTTTACCATCTCTAATTTTTTCGTAACTACCGAATTGCCCAGCAGTTTCTAGAACAGTAGAATCGAATTCCTTTCCTAGGAGACCTCGTAAATTTGCCATTAGTTTATACCTTGCAGAACCATGTAACTTTAACTAGACCTGCAGCGCCTTCAGAGGAGCAACAGCAACCGCCACCAAATGTGTCGGAGGAGAATCCACCGTGACCAGGAGGACCGTTTCTGAAGCAATCAGACGAGAGACCACCATTATTACCTACCAACCAAGATGTTTCAGTTCTACCACAAGTAGCCATAGAATGGTGTCTTTGGTGATTGAATGTACCGAACTTACCATCTAGGTAAGGGGAAGTTGGTGAGGAGTGTTTCATCATACACCAGTTACCACACTCTTGGCAGTCCATCTGGTTATATGAACCAACGTTGCCCCAGTATTCGCGACCAAGATCGCAAGCAGCATCGCGCTTGGTACGGGACTCACTGTATTGATCATCAGACTTATCACATTGCCATCTGCAATGTGGATTTCCTGTCTGCCAGTTCGCTCTAAAGCGACAACCCCATCTAGAGGAACCGCCACCAAAGCAGCAAGAATAACCGTGACAACCACCGCAAGCGCAGAAGTTATCAAGACCAGGACCGACAACATATGATTTGCAACCATCAAAACCACCGTTGCCAGGGTATCTACAGGTAATAGTACCAGCACACAATACGTAGCAACAATTATCTAATTTGGTTACACCTTCTGTTGCAGCACAAACAGTAAATTTGTTGTATTGACCAGAATAACCATTGACACCAGACATACAGCAGCATGAACCGCCGCCGCCTCCACCGCCGCCCCAGATTTCAAACTGTACCTTACAGACACAGCAAGAGGGAACACACCAGTTATAGGTTGCCCAATTATAATTGTGACTACTCTCGTAGTACCAACAATGTCCACCACGCCAGTAGATCTGGTGAGCGTTTTGTGGACCGTAATACGTTGCTACTGGAATGCCATCTGTTGTGGCAACATCCAGTAGATCTCTTAAACTAGACATCTGTCAATACCTCCCTATTAGTATTAGTTAGAAAGGATCGACCAACCGTAAGAAGATCCAGTGTAGATTAGTTCAAGTGATGCATTCTTAATATCAAAATCTAGGTCTTCTGCCAGGTTGGCAATTTTATTACCATTTCTAGCAATAATTGCTTTCGTTGTTCCGCACTGACCAGCTGCATCAATTAGATTGACACGATCACCTGCAGATGGATTAGCAGGAAGAGTAAGTGTGAGTTCTGTACCAGCTACAGTATCAATCAGAAGGATTTCTCCTGAAAGAATATCATGATCTGCGGTAATTGCTACTGTGTATCTTTGTGAGATAACTTGTGATAGGTTGCGTCCCATTGTTCTTATAACTCCTTTGGATTATTTATCAAGCCTCTTCTTCTACGCCATACGCCGAAACGCTGACGTTCGCGGTATCAGAAAGTACCACGAGGTTCTTGGTTGATTGCAACGCAATACCAGTTCTCTCCAGAATTCCGTATCCTGCAATTTCTGCATTATACTCAATGTATTCTGCACCAGTTGGAGTTCCAGTAGCAGAAATAGCAACACGAACGCTAACAGCTGTAGCGTTGGTGTTGACGATGTTGAAGTTTACGTATGCAACAGTTGATGCAGGGACTGTGTAAACTGTAGTTAGTGTGTTAGCTGAAAGGGAAGCTTGTGTCCCCAGGATGCCAGAAGCCATGTTGATTACTCCTTAAATGTTCCGAATGTCGTAGTTTATCTGTAATATTTATAAAGTGGGGATCACATTGCTCCCGCCCAGAAAGTGAAGCCTTTCGTCTTCGTTTTGGTATCAACGTAAGTCTTGACTGCCTTCTGTGTAGGAACTTTAGCGTTACTATTAGCGGACAGTGTAACGTCGCTGGAGAATTCATCAATTGATTCACCAATTTGAGCACCGATAGAACCGAGTCTCAAGGATGATAGACCAGAAAGATCGAAGGACGATGCATTCAAGGTTGTGCTACCAGTTGACTGGTTAACCTTAAAGTAACGACCAACGGTAAAGTTACCATCTTGGTCAGTTGAAACATAGAATACACGACCTGGGAAATCTTCAGTAACTTCGTTGCCAGGTGCAGGTGCCGAAAGTGGCAGACCAGGCCAGTTAGTTTGTGTCTTATTACCAGTACCGATATCTAGGAAGTCATGACCAGTTAGTCTAACTTGTGAATAGAGATACCTAACTCTAGTTGATTGACGATCAAACGAAGGAGTTGGTTTTGTTTCTGCAAGAACAATGGTAACAGTACCAGTTGTAATTGTTGCAGATTGAGCAACTTGCATGAACTCATTATCAATCTTAATGAAATCAGCTGATAGAGTACCAGTTGCAGTCTCAACCAAGATGATTGTATCACTAGCAGTTAGGTCTCTTGCAGTTGTAGTTTGACCAGGAACCTTAATTTGAAGTGCTCTAACAACTACACCAGATGTATGTGTGGAAGCAGAAGTTCCTTCTACTCCTCTAACAACAGTAACTGATGTTGCAGTTGGGAAAGCAACAACTTCCATCATTTCGTTTCCGATAATGATATAACCACCAGTGTTAATACCAGTAATGGAAGAAACTTGGATAGTTGTATCTACTGCACTACTAATAGGCGCAGATAGAGACGTTGCAGTACCAGTTTGATACCTGGTAATTGAACTCAAACCATCATGAGTTGCAGCAGCAGAACCTAGAAGTCCTCTAGTTACTGTTAGTTCGCCGCGACCACTTGGTGCGTTATAAGAAGAGTTTGCAACAACATATGTGAATTGATCAGCACCTGCACCACCAGGACCAGTTACATATTCAATCGAACCACCTGGATCTGGGGCAGAAGTCATGCCGCCAAGAACAAAGGTAAATCCGTTTTGTCCTTTTTGTGCATCGGAGTTGTTGACAAGAGTTGCCGTTGCTCCAGAGTCTTGACCAGTAACGACTTCGTTCTGAACGAATGTTCCCTTGAGAGGACGGAATAGAATCTTATCTGCAGAAGGTTGGAAGCTAGTAACTTCACCAACAGCACCAGATGTACCACCAATCATCTGCTCACCTTTGTCAAAAGATGTAGTAGATAGTGTAGTGAGATCATAGTTCAGTTCTAGACCATCGACAAATCCGTCGAGAGTAGTTTCACTTTCGTTGAAACCAGAAGATACAATAGCGTAAGTACCCCAGGAAGAGTTACCTGCAAGAGATCTGATTCTACCGCCTCTAGTAGAGGTGTAGGAGATGTGACAGTAGTATGTGAAACAGGATACAATTTCAGCAGCGCCGTTGTTTGTAATCCAGAAACCTACACCACCGTTTTCGTGGATGTTAGTCCAGGAGTCAAAAACGATTGACTTGTTAGAAGGAGTTGCAGTTCCGTCATACTTGTTATGAACACTACCGTCAACGATAGCACCAACACCATTCTGCGAGAACGCAGAACACTGCGAAACATATGGAGACTTGGTGATTGGGGAGTTAGGGTTAAGTCTTACGAATACACCCTCAATCGTTGCAGTGTTCATATCCTTTGGATCGGATACTGAAGGAACGAATCCTGCCATGCCATCCATAACGATATCTTTCAACATCGATCTGCTAGACAGATAGAATAGTGTTGAGTTCTCGTTAAGAATTGGTGCAACTTGATTGATTACTACATCAGTAACACCAGCCTCGAAAGTATCGGAAAGTGTCCAGTCACCACCAGTGATAGGCATGATATCAATAGTACCGCCACCATCTTTAACATCGATGATTTGTGCAGTCTTATCGCCAGCACCGTTAGTGCATGTTTCGCCAATAACTCTCAAGGCAGCATCAGGCACTGTAGCCAGTGTCAATTTCTGTGTAGAAGAATTTGCACCAATGTTTGGTTTGATAACAGTAGTTCTCATGTTATCACCAATGATCGAGATGTTCTCGGGAACAAACATTGGTAGAGTTTCGTTATACGTACCTGCCTTAACGTAAATAGTGGCAGGACCAGTAACGTTATCTAGAGCGTAACGTAGTGAAGCAAATGACTTGGTAATATTCTCGCCACTGTTTAGGTCACTGCCATTGACAGTAACATAGTAAACAGGATCGGTTGCATTACTCTTTTCCCAAGCAGGATAACCGTTGGAATCAACTGTTAGAACTTGACCGCTAGCTCCAATGGGTAGTCTGGCAGCACCAGAACCCGAAATATAAAGAACATCACCAGCATCTGTCAAGACGTTGGATTGAGCTCCTTGAGTTAGGGAGTTCCAGTAATCTCCATTAACGTCTGTCTCTGGAGGATTGTTAGTAGACTCGGCAACACAGATGTAAGAGTTCGATGCTCTGGAGATTGCGTCACCAGGCTGATATGTTTCTGTCGAACTCCAAACACCTCTCCATGTGAAACCACCAACAACGAAGTCCCAATCAGCAGAACCATCTGCTGGTGTAGAATTGGTATTAGTTGTTTTAGCAACGTATGAGTTACCACCAAGTAGTACAACGTCACCAGGCTTGTATGCTGTTGAAGAACTCCATGTACCAACAACTTTAAAACCAGTTGTTAGAATTTCCCAGCTGCTGCCAAGATTATTTGGTGCTGACCCAGTAGAGGTTTCAAGAGCGACATAAGAATAACCACCAAAGGTTACGATGTCACCAGATTGATACTCGGTGTTGGTGTCCCAGGAATCTTCAAACTTAAGTCCGTTGACATAAGAGATGAAGTTTGCTGATGCAAATGTGCCATCGGAAGTATGGGCAACGATTACACGATACTGATCGTTACCGTACTTTACGATATCGTTTAATCTGTAGAAGGTTGCATCTGCCCAATCTCCACGATTGAAAATGCCTTCGGTATGGACTTGCCATCTAGCGCCATCGCCCGAATACCACTGCGCTTCGTTTGATACCGACGTATGGTTGGAAACACAAACATAGGTGTTTGCGCCAAACTTTACGATATCATCGATAACGTATGCAGTTGCGACTTGCCAATCGCCCCTCCAATTAAACTTAAGTCTGCCTAATCTGAAATCTGCCATGTTTATGCTGCCTTATTATTTGGGTCCTTCGGTGGAATAATCATAATTTTCATTGAAACGAATTACAAAGTATCCGTCATCATCAACAAAATAGCTAATCTTGCGACTATCAAATCTATACTGTTGGTATTTATCTTGCGGATTATTTGAATATGACTTCTCTTCCGTAGTTTCTTCTACGTAGTCATATGCACCAGTTGCAATATCTAGATAGGAACTTCCATCTAAACGAAAGAAATCACCTGTCTCGTCATCAATACTTCTAATTTTGGTGTAACGTAGCATTCCATCAGCATCCCTGCGTAGAGCATGAATACTAAAGTCGTTGCCAAGGGTGTAATTATTGGAAGATACAGATGTCCCCCCACCACCTTGTTGTTGATAGCTGTCGCTAATAAACATTGTCATACAATTACTCTCCAGTAGTTACCGTCCCAAATTAGTTGCACTCTCGCTCCTTTCAAGTCAAATACTAAAGGACTGGAAACAACTCCAAATGTATTTTGGAATTGTCTGCCAATTGGATCGACGATTGTTACATTATTTGTATCCCATGAAAAATTAATATCAATGAACTCCAACGTGTCTCCTGCTTTAGGAACCAATTGATTATTATATAGCGGCAGGGTTAGGTTTAGTGGTCCTCCTGATGTGTCTACGAGATATCGAAGACTTGTTCCGAGTGTAACACTTGTATTTAAATACTCCCACCTTGCACGAAAAACATCAAATCCACCATTAGTTGTCCCATCATGGACAACCGCCATATTTTTATCAGTATCAATTGTTAACTCACCCTGCGCTCCCGCAAAGTGAGCATGTTCGGCAGTAGTACCACGCCTAAATTGTACCTGGGTAGTCATTAAAATTAATTTAGGATACCGAGGTTATTTATACCATCAGATAATCCATCCATATGTACGAGCTGGCGCAACATCAATCTTGACAGTTGCTGCTGCACCCTCAAGAAGGATGTGAACGTCTGGTCTGTGTTGGAGTAGTGGGAAGTATCTGGAATGTACTCTGACATTGATGGATCCAGTACCAAAGATACGTAGAGAAATGCCGATGATGGTATCGACATTGACTTTGATTTGACCAGATCCTTCGTAACCAAAGGAACGAAGAACTTTCGCTTCGCCATCGGTTGCAATTTCTGTTCCTTCTTCTGGTGGGTTGGCAGTTGTTCTCTCGGCTGCAATACCAGAGAGTTGAATTTCTGTCTGACCAGAGTAAGGTGCTTTGTTGAAAGATTCTTGTGCTTCTCCAGAAATCTTGATCTCTGCTTCGCCAACATATGCCTTGGTGATAGCAGGTTTGACCTGACCGAGGAAGTCGAAGATTGCGACGTTCTCGTAAGTAATTGTTCTGGATTCTGCTGCATTGGCGAATGCATATAGATCTCCAGATCCAGCAAATGCTCTTGCTCTTGGTGTAGCAGCAACACCAGAAAGATTGACATCTGCAAGCAGACTTGGTACGTAAGCAACTCTTTCTGCTGCTCCAGAGAACGAGAAGATAGAACCAAAGAAAGTTTCTGCATTGGCAATTCTTTCGGTTGCTTCTCCAGAAAGAGTGAAGAGAACTTGTTCTCCAACATAGTCGTATGCAACTTTCTCTTCGCTCGTAACGAAACTGAATAGGTTGCCTTCGCCAACATGAGAGAGGGCGATGGCAATGTTCGCTTCGCCAACAATATCGTAGAGACCTTCTGCTGGTGGTGTAACTGCTCTGGATTCCGATGCACCATTGAGTGCGAATAGAGAACCAGTTCCAACGTAAGCACGAGTAGAACGTAAGGTTGCAATACCAGATGCAGAGAATAGAAGCTGTCTCTCCAGAGGATTGACAGTAAGGGATTCTGCTGCACCAGAGAATGTACCAATGTTGATCTGACCGATATAGTCTCTTGCAGATCTTTCGACGCCAACACCACTGATGATTGCAGTGCCTTCGCCAGCAGGAGGAACAGCGACAACATGAACTGTAACTGGTTCTGCAAATAGTGCCAGTTCGACTCTCTTGACTTCCGATACTGCAGAAGCAATAGTTGCACGACCAGTAAAGGAGAAGAGTGCATCTTTCTCCAGTGGGTTGAACGTGACAGCTTCGGCAGCACCAGAGAATGTACCGATGAGGACACGTACAACTTCGTCTCTTGCGACACGCTCGACTGCAGTACCACTGACAGGAATGACACCTTCGACATTCCAGTTCGGAGTGAACCTGATATCTGCTGCTTCTGGGTAGATTCTGATCTGACCAGTACCAACAAACGCATTGGTTCTTCTCTCTGTAGCGATGCCTGTAACATCGAAGAGTAGATCTCTTTCCAGAGGATTGAAGGTGGCTGCTTCTGCAGCACCAGACAGAGTTGCAATGTTGCCATCGCCAACAAAGTCTCTTGCTCTTGTGGTAGCAGCAACACCACTAATCTTGGATAGAGTCTGTGGTTGCTCTGCAAACGTGAGTAGTGCTCGACCTGCAGATCCTCTGAACTTGAAGAGGGAACCAAAGAAGATCTCTCTGAATGTTGTTTTCTCTTCTGCAAGACCAGTAACATTGAGATGAGCTGTGAACTCTGGAAGTCTCTTGGTAATAGACTCGGAAGTGAATCCATTGGAGAAGATAGCACCAGTTCCGAGATATGCGTCGGTTTGTCTTTCGACCGCTGTACCGCCGACAACAATGCGAACTGTTGGTTGTTCTGCAAATGTACGTAGAGGAGTAGCAATCTCTCCAGAGAGAATGACATGTGTTGTAATATCTGGAGGATTGAATCCAATCGCTTCGACTGCAGATCCACGGAAGAGAATGTCTCCATCTCTGACTGGAGGAATCTTGAATGTGATGGATTCTGAAGTGAATCCTCCAGAGAATAGAGTACCGAATCCACCATATACATCGACAAATCTTTCGTCTGCAATACCACTGACAGGAACAACCCCGAATGGTTGTTCTGCGAATGTACGTAGAGGAGTAGCAATCTCGCCCTGAAGCTTGATCTCTGTTCCTTTGACTGGAGGTGCTGCAGTAAATCTTTCTTCTGCAATACCACCCATGGAGAACAGAAGTTGTCTCTCCAGAGGATTGGCAGTAAGGGATTCTGCTGCTCCAGACAGTGCTGCGATTCGACCAAAACCAACATAACTGGGAACAAATACTTCGCCAGCTTGACCAGAGATTGTTGCAGTACCAAATGGTTGCTCTGCAAACGTGAGGATTTCTGGTTCGGTTGTTCCAGATATAGTGAGTATTGCAAGACCAGACTCGGCAACTGTTGCTCTGACTGATCCACGACCAGTAAAGTCGAACAGGGTAAAGAATGGATCTGGACTTGCTGTGGAAGACTCGGCAGCACCAGACAATGCAGAGATAGTACCAGAACCATTGAAGTTCGGGATGAATCTCTCGGCAGCGTTGCCGCTGACCTTGATAAGATTTCTCTTCTCTTCTGCAAAAGCAACTGCTTCGACTGCACCAGATAGTCCAAACAGTGAACCAGATCCATCGTATGCTGCGGTTGCTTTCTCTGCTGCTGTTCCAACAAAGTCAAACAGACCGAATAGATCATCTGGACTTGCAGTAACTGCTTCTGCAGCTCCTGACAAGGTAGAGATAAATCCAGATCCAGCGTAGGATGGTAAGTATTTCTGACCAGCAATACCACGTAGAACGATAGTGTTCTCTTGGAATCCTGCGAATGCAACTGCACTGCTGGATGCACCATCCAATGTAATAGTACCACCACCATTGAAGTTGGGAATTCTTCTGGTTGCAGCAAATCCAACAAAGTCGAATAGACCAGTAAGATTATCTGGACTGAAGGATACTCTTTCTGCGTAAGCAGTACCAGTAGTTGCGAATAGAACTCCAGACCCACTGTGGACGTTGGGAAGACGAATTGAAGCTTCGCCACTAAATTTGAGGGTTGGTTTAGTAAGAACTGCGATGTGACGCAGATTGATAACAACCTTGACTCCACCTGAAAGTCCAGAGAACTTGAACAGATGACCCATTGGGTAGATCGATCTCTCGTATTGAGGATCGATGATTGTGCCATAATCTTCTGTTGCATCTGGAAGATTGTTTGCACCAGGAAGACCAGCGAGATTAGCAGTCTCGATGAATCCATAATCAATGAAGTCTCCGCCACCACTCTCGACCAGATCAAAGAGTTTGTCATCCTTATAGTCTTCAATGACTTTGGATGCATGGTTGGCAATGACCCAAGAGTCAATGACAGGCGAAGCAACGAATCCGTAATCTACATCAACGTAGAGATCGGTAGAAGATTGGTTGTAGCTGTATGTTCTTCTATCGTCAGCATTGGAGAATCCGAACAGATTTCCATCAGCAGGAGGATTGACTGCTGCACGTTCGACCAGTTGACCGAAGATGGATACGTTACCAGATCCATTCCAGTTAGGAACGAATGCAACAGCTGCAGATCCACTGACTTGTAGATTTGTTGTGATATCTGGTGGGTTAGCACCAAAGACTTCAGCAGCACCATTAACTGCATATAGAGTTCCAGTGGATTGATATCCAAAGGTACGACTCTCGTCAGAGGATACAAAGTTGAATAGATCACCAGAACCATTGAATGTTTTGGTAACGCTATCTACAACGTCGCCAGTAACATCGACAACTACATATCCGAGGAACTTCGGTGGAACGGTGACGATAGTGGAGACATTAACCTTAATGTCACCAGAACCAATATAAGTACGTGCTCTGGTTGTTGCTGCTTCACCTTCAACCAGGAAGTCTCCCATCGCGTAGCGGGAGATGGATTCCATGATAGAACCATAATCTTCTCTGACAGTCTCGGGAGCATCTTCACCATCGAGAAGAATGAATCCATAATTCAGATAAGATCCAGAAGTAGAACCACCTACTACTAGATCAATAATTCTGTCGTCCTTGCGACTCTCAATGGTTTCATTAGCAATAGATTGAATCGTAATAGATTCAATTGGAGTATCTGCAACGGAACCATAGTTGCGATATTCAAAGATATCATTAGATGTACTGCTGTAATGATATGTGACTTTCTCGTCAGCAGTCTCGAAGTTGAATAGAGTTCCCGATCCTTTGTAATGATCGGTCTGTCTCTCAACTGATGTACCTGTGAGAGTCGCAATACCTGTGCCATTCCAGTTAGGCGTGAAGCTGACCCTAGCATCGCCTGTAAGAGGTAGTAACGCTGTAGAGTCGGGATAATCAGCACCAACCGATTCAGAAGCACCAGAGATGGCATAGAGGGCACCAGAACCATTGTATACATATGATCTCCTATCTTCTCCATTGTTGAGGTTGAATAGTACGCCTTCTCCAACAAAGCTTCTTGCTCTAGGTGTATCACCTTTACCAGTAACTTCAATTTGGATATTAGCAATCCATCTTGGTTTGGTTCTACCGCGACCTTCAACGAATGCAAATAGACTACCAGTTCCGATGTGAGTGCGTGTTCTTGCAAGATCTGCTTCGCCCTCAAACAAGAAGTCTCCCATTGCATATCGGGAGATGGATTCCATAATGGATCCATAATCTTCTCTGATAGTTTGTGGAGCACTCTCGCCGTTGAGAAGAATGAAACCAGAATCTAGGAACTGACCAACACTAGATCCAGAAACAATTAGATCAATAATTCGATCGTCTTTACGACTCTCAATAGTCTCATTAGCAATAGACTGGATCGTAATAGAATTGATCGGTGTATCATCGACCGATCCATAATCACGATAGTTGAATAGCGTATTGGATGTGCTGCTATAATGATATGTAATTGACTCACCAGCAGTCTCGAAGTTGAATAGAGTTCCAGAACCTTGGTAGCTATCAGTCTGTCTCTCGACTGATGCACCTGTAAGAGTTGCAACACCTGCACCATTCCAGTTAGGTGCAAAGCTGACCCTAGCAACGCCTGCAATAGGCAGCAACGCTGTAGAGTCGGGATAGTCAGCACCAACTGATTCGGAAGCACCAGAGATGGCATAGAGGGCACCTGAACCGCTGTATGCATATGCTCTGCTATCTTCGCCGTTATTAAAGCTGAATAGATTGCCTGAACCCTTGTGAAGAAGACTGAAGTTTGTCTTCGCAACACCAGAGATTCCAATCTGAACAAAGGCAATCCATCTTGGTTTGGTTCTACCAATACCCTCTCCAAACGAGAACAGTACACCTGAACCAATAAAGTTGGGAGTGAATACTTGTTTAGCAGTACCACCAATTGGGAACAGACCGAATGGATAATCTGTCTGATTGGTAAGAATCTCACCCCAGTCAAGTCCGACAGTAGAGGGAGTCTGCTCACCGTCAGTGAGAATAGTACCGAAGTCTAGGAATGAACCAACACTAGACCCAGGAACAATTAGATCAATAATCCTTTCGCCTGCACGACTTTCGATTGTCTCATTTGCAATCGATTGGATCGTAATAGAATTGATCGGTTCTTCTGCAACCGATCCAAAGTTCTCATAGGTAAAGAAGTCGATGCTGGAATTATTGTAATCCCAGACAACTGTTTCTTGTGTGGAAGAAACACTGAATAGAGTTCCTTCACCAACATAATCATATGTCTGTGAGAATGTAGTAGTGCTGAAGTTGAACAGGACACCAGAACCAACCCAGTTGGGTCTGAAGCTGACACTAGCATTACCACCAACATTGAATAGATTATTGCGTTGATCTCCAACACCAACTCTAGTGTCGAATGTTATTCCTGCGAGACCATAATGATCGTATTCATATGTGCCACTCCAACCGTTCTGAAATACTGTTATATCTGCATAATCAATTTGGTATTCTTTATCTACAGTAAAAGTTTTGGTTGTAAGAGTGTGGTCACTAGTATTCCCACCCCAAGAAATCTGGCTGCTGGTGAATTGGTTATTCTTGTTAATCTCTGCAAAAAGACCTTCGCCATTGTCGGGTTGTTCTCCACCATTGCTTCCACTTCCCTTGATGATGTGGAAATGAAGTCTAACAACATTAGTGAGATCTACATCATAATATCTAACCCTTCTCTCCTCCGAGAACTCATCATCGAGTTCAGGATAATTTACTGTACCGAATCTAACATGAGGTCCAATAGCAAATCCGCCCTGACTTCCCGTGCCAGTTCCACTCGCTGGAACAAATTCTGCAGCACGATATATCGTACTATACGTGCTGTGAAGTTCTGCAGCACTTAAGTAAATAGGTTCAATATGTGTATAATCAGGATCCTCTGGGAATACCTTGACGACCGCCTCTCCAGCAAAGCTACCGCTGAATAAGGTGCCGAATACATTCCAGTTAGGAGCATACGCAATTTTAGTGTCACTACGAAGGGGTAGGAGTCCCTCCGTAGCAATCGCAGGTACATAATGAGTGTTGGCAGTGCTGGATACTCGCAGCGTACCCGAACCAATCCAAGGAGCATCCAGTCTGTACCTGGTGCCACCGTCCATCTCCCAGACGGTTCCTGTACCAACCCAGGTCTTGATAACAGACCACGTAGTGAGCGAATGGAAGTGTGTCCTTCCCATCGCTTCGATGTTTGAAGTATCGGTAACAAGACCCCAATCGTCTTGTCCTACCCCCTCTACTTGTGTAATACTACCGTAATCAAACTGACTGACAACTCCGCTGCCTTCTGTCAGATTGATTATCTGATCATCTTTATAGTCTTGAATGACTTTATTTGCGTGGTCTGCAATTACCCAGTATGCTAGACCTACTGCACCAAAATCTAATTTAATAAACTCGTTTAGTACCGACGCTGTATAGCTGTAAGAAATTACCCCCAGTGCTTCATAAGCAACAAACTGGGGCATTCTTCCAGTACCAGCGTAGGAGAATACCATAAACTACAGCCAAGTTAAAAAAATAGGGGGATCGCCAGTGAAGCAATCCCCCCATAATGTAGAACTCAATTTGAGTATATCAGTCGAGGCTGACGTTCAGGGTGACTTTGATTTGGTCACCAGCATTTTGAATCGCGTATGGACCATTCGTGAATCTTTCAGCGAAGAAGATTGCGCTGTAAAGAGTTAGTGAACCAGTGCCGTCTAGTGCCTTGGTTGTGGTGAAGGTGTCAGCATCGAGTACATCGAATACGGTGTATGTGCTGGCAGTTGTGGTGCTGTTGCCAGTACCCTGGTCAATGTAGACTGCATCGCCTTTGACGAGACCGTGACCAGTTGCAGTTACCTTACTGAAGTCAAATTCAACTTCGTCATTGCTGTTAGACGGCTGAATGTTGTCAATCAGTGCGTTGTTTAGATAAACAGTGACTGCTCCTGGTGTCAAAACACCATCAACATATACCTGATGATCGATACCAGTGATGATGGTATTAGCATCGATGCCGTTAGGAGCACCACCGATAACACCAGCAGTACCAGTCTGGGAGACTGACATACCGACTGTTAGATCTTCACCGACTTCTGCTTGGAACGAACCGTTACCAGAAGCAGCAGCAGTAAGTGCCTTTGTCAGATAAACAGTGGTTCCTGCGATACCAGCAATTCTTGTGCCAGTAGCAACACCAGTACCAGTTAGTCTCTGACCAACTGCAAGACCTGCAGTAGAACCAACAGTTACAGAGAACTCACCAGAAGTACCAGTGATTGTAGTGGTGTTAGCAATAGCAGCAAGATCGAAATAGTCATTGCCGATAGTACCACGGATACCAGTCTTGCTGATAGTTGTTCCAGCGGATGCAGTGCCTGCATCTAGAACACCGTGAATTGTGGTAGGCATGTTGTTAGCACGAACAAGCATGTAACCATAAACATCACCAGCAGCACCATCAAACGTGAAGGTTTGCTCTGGATAAGAAGCAGTCGTTCTGCCAGCACCGAAGTCTAGGTTTTGTCCAGTGAAGGTGCCCGTATTTTTGACACTCAATAGAAGAGTTAGACCGTCGATATCGACAACATAAGCACCAGTACCAACGTCGCCGCCAGTTACGTAGTCGCCTTTTTTAATACCAGTATTTGAAGCAACGGTGACTGTGTACTCGTCTTGAGTACCAGCGCCAGCGACAGCAGCAACTGCAGCAGCTTGTAGGGTCTCAATTGTCCAACGAGTTCCGTTCAGCAGAATTCCATACTGGTTAGAATAATCCTGATCAGTTCTATTATTTTCAACTTGATGATACCCTGTGGTGGGCGCAGAACCATAACCCAACGTATTGTTGTTGGTGTAGGGCTCGTAATATCTTGTCTGGGAAGGCGTGTCGCTTTCCGCTGGAAATGTGTTGGTGCAAAACAACTTCAGAATTAAGTTTCTAGGAATCTCCTGATTGTAATTCAGTAGATTACGTAGAGAATCAATTTCACCGTTGTCGGTTACTAGCAGTGCCATGTAAACTCTCCGTGTTTATCTCTCGATTTATTGTTATTTATATCGTATACTATTTATAGTTTCAATTTCAATGAGACCATGCATCGCGAGATGTTGATCGAATAATTCACCTTAAATTGAAATATATCTCCTGCATTCACGGTAGTGTTCCAGGTAGACAGGCTGTCATCTTTGTTTTTTCTAGCCGTGCTACTATTTATGATTCCTAATGTAGGACGTTCAGTGCCGCAAATAGATTGAAAATTGGGGAAGTCAGAAAAACTACATTTTTCAATATCAACTTCAATGTTACCTTCGCTATCAGCAAGGATAGTCCAGGACTCAATAATTCCAGTGACATCAACTGTCATGGTTCCTTTAGGACCATTCCCCATAGGAAAGGAACCACTGTCTATGACATAATTAAGAGTTCTGGTTAGATCTGCTGTAGTAGCATATGCCACTCCAAAGAACTGTACACCTGCAGTTGGTGGTGTGCTGAAAACAATCTGATCGTTGGAAACAATGTAATCAACTCCAGGTGATAAAACAACATCACCTACAGAAATCATTATCTGTTCTTCATTCAATGGAGTATACGCTTCTCCGTTGACGATTAGATTGAATGTATCTTTAGTTCCGTCAAATTGAGATGCCAGTGACTCAATCAAAAGATTAGAGTTCTGTACCGACTTTGACGGGATCTGGTAGTTTACGTCAAGCTTATGCTGCGCTGGTAATTGCTTACCGACACGATATGCATTATTACCAACCCTGACGTTATACTGTGCCATCAGGAAACTCCAGGACTTACTTCTGCATTGCCCATAATCACTCTAGTTTTATAATCATTAGGATCAATTAGAATAATGTCATAGACATATCTTCTTCGATCTAGTGCCAGAGTTTCAGTATCTGTTAATGTGAGAGCAATCTCTCCTGTAGTTCTGTTGACAAAATCTAGAGTAAAGGGAACTGAAGTTGTTGCAGAATAACTTTTTTTCATGACAGCAGAACCAGTGTACCCTGACATGTTTAGCGGGGTGCCATCTTTATTAGTGATGAAAAAGGTGACTGCAAAGTCCGCTCCTTTATCAATCAGTATGTTGACTGGTATCGCTGCCATCTGTACCCTTTTCTAGTATGTTAAGTGCTTCTAACCCGCCTTCTAGTTTAGTGCGATATTCACGCAACTTGACAAGTTCTTCCTCACCTCGCCTAATTTTAAGATCGTAATCAGCAAACTGTTTTTCAAATTCAGCTCGCAATTGTGTATTATCCATAAAAATATAACAAGTATTTTTATTTATGTCATATCAGGTAGGTCCATGCGATGACGACCTACAACACTATTCACTCTCGGATACATTCCGCCAGCAACTGGTCTTTTACTTGAGTGTTTGATTCGATGTTCAAATGGATGACTGTCTTGATCTTGTGGATCAAAGTATGCTCGTAGATGTGTAGTGCCTGTTAATTCTGTATACTTAAAACCTCCATTGGCACTATTGCCACTAGAAATAAAACAGTTTCCAAAAGAAATCTCGTTAGATAAAGATGCGCCACCTGCACTAGGTACATTTGACCAACTAAATCCAGTGCCACCAGATGCTATACCTCTACATTTATTTGATGCTTTTGATAATAGTAGTGATTTAGTTTGATTGGGGGTTGGCCAAGCATCGTTATACCAGAAGTATTCTTCCATGATACATGCTGCCTTTCCTACTACAGTTGGAGTAGCACAACTTGTACCAGAGAACATTCCCCACTTATAAGTTCCATATGTGGAACTAGGATAAGAAGTCCATGTGTTAGCACCAAGACCTACAATATCAATCCCTGGTCCTCTATTTGTATATCCATCTAAACCAGGATATTCTTCAGAGTTGTAACCAGCAGCAACATCAATATTACTCTCTACACCATGTGGACCATATGACATAAATGGATACCATGTGGTGGTACTAGATGTGCTGTTGGAATTAGAACTAGCGTAAGAAATATTGATAACAGGGTAATTTGGACCAGCATCAACATCTAGACTCGTAGCAGTTTGACTATTCTCCTTATTAAAAGTTCCTCCATTATTACCAGCTGCATTGATACAAACAATGCCATTACTCCAAGCACTGTCTAATGCAGATTTTAAAGAACTGTAATCAAATTGCGATGGCATTACAACCATCCACGAATAATTTGTAGATGTTGGATCATACACTTTGAAAGGTATGATGTTCTCTTTTACAAATTCGGAATAATCTGATCCCCATCCACCACCTGCAGATGTAGTAAACACGACATTACCTGCTTCAGCACCCTGACCAGTTACACTACCATCATTAATATTATTACCACCATCGGCATCTCTAATTAAGAATGGATGACCTGATGCATTGACATTGAAAGTCAAAACATCTCCATCTTTAATATTAATAGCTGGATTGTTTCCAGTAACCGATCCGTTTCTATCAGTGCCACTAAAAGCATATAGTCCACTTCCACCAAAAGATACACTAATGCTGTAGTTATTTGAAGTTCCATCACCAACACCAACAGTGATGGTATTCTTCATATTTGAATGATATTGACACTGATACCAATAAGGACTGTTTGCAGAGGTTGAACTACCTGGTCTAGTTACCGTTGTTCCATCTGCTTTATTAATTTGAGATACGCTGTCAATAGGAATTCCAACTTTTCTATCACGTAAGTATTGATATTCTGCAATTAGAATAGTTGGATTAGGAACACCTGTCTCTGGATTATTTGGTTTTGCATTATGCCAATCAATAACAGCTTGAATACACTCTGTAGGACTGTCACCAGTTACCAAATACATTGCATAAAGATTTGCTTTCTTTGCAAATCCACAAATAGTTCCACCAGCGGCACTCAATACACCCATGCCATGATCAGTTAATCCACTATTGCCACCGTCGTTAGTTGTAACTTGGTTATTAGCATCTGCTTCTAGATCAGGCCAATCCATCGGAATGAATCTAGATGATGTTCTAGTAGTCCAAGTAACAGTACCATTTTCAGCACCTGCATTATCTACGCTACCGTCAGTGATGTTGCTACCACCATCAGCATCTCTAATTAAGAATGGATGACCAGAAGCAGTTACATTGAAGATTAAAACATCTCCTTCTTGGATAGAAATAGGTGGATTGCTACCATTGATAGCACCATTTCTATCATTACCAACTAAAGTATAGATTCCACTTCCACCAAAACTTACAGTGAAAGTGTAGGTATTTCTAGTTCCATCAGCAGGATTTACTGTGATGGTATTCTTCATATTTGAATGATACTGACACTGATACCAATATGGATCTACTCTTGCATGAGAGTCGTCTTCAGAAGATAACTTTTGAAAATCTGGATGTGTGTCATGTGTGCCTGTATTACTTGCCCAATTTCCACCACTACCAGATTCTAGAGTAACGATGTCAACATGCTTTCCAGTCCATCTAGACTTATATGTGTATGCCCCTTCAGTAGAGAAACTATCATCATCTCTTCCTACAGTAAAAA